ATCTCCTTATTAAAATGACTGGTTATCGAAGTGATAGAAACCAGTCGTAGGAGTTCTTCATCATCTGGAACTTTGTAATATCTTACCCCATCAATAGTTTCTCTATCGAGTTTGGGTAGATTTACATCAACATGTTTAAACATCAAAAACCTGATTCCATTTTTGCAATAATATATTCTTTGACTAGTCCGGAACGGACAATATCGTCAACACCAAACTCAATTATATCAAATGAGTCCATTTTACGCAAGATGCTTAAGAAATCGATAATACCATTTTTTTCTTTATCTTTCTGTAAATCAGACTGACGTGCATCACCACAGAAGCAAATCTTGGTATTCTCACCAACACGAGTGATTATACTATCGAGTTCATGGAAGTTCAGATTCTGAAACTCGTCCACAATAACAATAGCATTATCAAGGGTAGTTCCACGCAAGAATGATGTAGACCAGAATTTGATAGATTCCTGAGATTTCAGGTTTCCATATAGCATCTCAAAGTCTGCATCACTAGGCATCTGGAACATATACTTCACCATATTCTTGTATGGAATTTGGTAAATGTCTGCCTTATCTTCATGAGTACCTGGCAAAAATCCTATCTCTCTGGTTGCTACAAGAGAACGTACAAGATATATTCTTTCGTAAGGAGTATTTTCACTCAAAACATCACGAAGCGCGTTGTAAAGGGTTATAAAGGTTTTACCTGTTCCAGCACATCCATAAGCAACGATATGTTTTCCTTCTTGATATGAGTCGAATAATTGTTTTTGATTTTCAGATAGTGGATCAATATCAACCAAGTATTCCTGGCTGAGTGGTTTCTTTCTTTTCATCTGTTTTGTAGTGAGTCCAACCCCAATAGGTTGCTCTGCAGATGATCTCTTTCTTCTTGCCATTCTAAATTTTCTTTATAGTTGAACCAGGTGCTTTCGCTGCTTTTCCAAGGACATCATTCCATCCAGGATTTCTAGAGATTAGTTTGTTCTGCCAATCTCCTACTTCCTGTGCTGAAGCACATCCTTTACTCCAATCCTTATCCCAATCAGGATTATCTTTACGCCACTGCTCATACTTAGCAACGGTCAAATTCAACTCTTTCTCTTCTCCAGTCTTACTGTTTTTAACAGGATATATGGGCATGATACTTAATTCAAGGTGATTTATTTAGACCCACTCAAGGGCTTCAGCGCAGGTTGGGAACTGTTCGATAAAGACTTTCTTACAACCTTCTGCGAGGTCCATATGCTCTTTCTGAGTACCGTTAGCAGTACGCAGATTGATATAATGAATCCATGAACGACATGATCCCGACATGTAAATTCTTGTGGGCGTGGCGAGAGGAAGCACAAAACGCGAACATTCCTTTGCGACTCCAGCATCAAGCATGGATTGATACAAGACCATTGCCTCATCAAAGTGGCGACGAATCTTGATTTCAAACTCCTGTTTCACAAAAGGATCAATATCATCAATAGAGTTCTGACGATTCTTTGTATCTTGACGCCGAAGGTCAAACATAGGAATCTGATCCGCAAGCATTGAACTATCAGCGTAACGTTGCGAAAATTCTTGATATGTGAAGCTACGATGACGAAGCACTTGAGCCGCCACTCCTCTGGTAGTTTCTAGTTCAAGGGTCATAAATGCCTGCTCAAACACAGACCAGTGGTTGTGCTTAATACAGTAACCCAACAATTTAGCATAGTTAGGATTTTCTTGATTATTAGGGTTTGAGACACGGGCAACATATGCCATCATCTTCTCCGCATCGGGAGTCACACTGATCAGTTTTACGCTCATTTAAATCCTTTAGATACTTTTTTCTCCAGTTCTGCAAGTTCTTCTTCTAACACTCGCAGTTGTTTCTTCATCTCAATCAGTTTTTCTTCTGTATAAAGATGTTCTTGCTTCACTAGTCTGCGAAGCAGTTTCATATACTTTCTTGCCCTATCAGTCGGGATACCCATCGTCATCGTTAAAAACCTCGTCGTAATCGCCGTAATGATGTAGCGGATCATCATAATTCTCCCGCTTATCTATGTAAGCAGAAGGATCAGAGTAAACCTCTGCCTTTAAACTATCAACCAATAGTTCAAGATTACGAACGATAAGTTTCAATCTTTCCTTATCCATAGTAGAGTGGTTACTGTGAGTATTATAGCACAAAAAAAAGGAGGGTGATCAACCCTCATCTAAAAGAATTCTGCAGATTCGCTTACATGTAGACTGGTCTTCATCGCACTCAATTAAGCAGTCAAAATAGTCGTTTACCAGATCTAATTCGTCATTACATCGGTCTATTGTGTTCTCAAAATGAATCCATTCTGCTAATTGATTGCGAGAAATAAGATTGTGCATCAAACCTCCACGCAATTTTTCAATAATGTAAAAATGATGTGGCAGAAATTTCAGAGCATAAGCGAATTCCTTAATTCTGTAATATTTAACACAGTTTGTGTTAATTCACTAACATTTGTATAGTTGTTACATAAAGATAAAAAAAAGAGAGGTTTCTTAACCTCTCTTAAAAACTCTCCAATTTTGTATGCCCCTAGATTTAAGAAAAACTAATTTGGCATATGTTACTCCACGATATGTTAGTAGTCTAAAGACACTATCAGGATCGTGAACCTCTGGATCGTATTCTGGAAGATCATAATAAAGTTTGATCTTCAGCATTTAATACCCCTCAACCTTTTTGTAGTAGAAGGATTTCACCATAAATTAAAGACATTCCAGCAATACATGCCAACGTGATTACGCTTGTGATTTGTAGTGCTTCCATGATTGCCTCATTTGGTGTAAGTACGACCACGATAGCAGAAGGTGCCGTGAGACTCCTGCCCTGCTTTACGAACTTCACACTTTACACCACGATATGCGGTGTGAGTGATTCGTGCGTCATGCAGTGCAGCCTGCTTATCGATTTGCTTTTTGATGATGGTGAGTGTGTTCATTTGTTTACTCCTGAAGTTGGGTGATTTTTCTCCTTTAACCCTTGCGGGTGATCCGAGTTTCCCGTTCCTTCAGTCGTTTGCGTCCCAATTACACTCAGGTGTTGATTCCTTTATGGTCTCAATCACCTCAGTCTGAATAATTTTACTCACATCGCTTGCATCGACACGTCGAATCATATCTTCAGCATCGGTGCAAAGAATACCAGAGTAAAGTAAAAGTTCCAGCATGGGATGAACGCTCCGTTCCGCGACTTACTTGCGTCCTATGTCAGCGTCTGATTGCATTGACCCTCTAACTTCGATCTAAGATAACTTATTATGTTATACTTAGTTCTTCGATCAAAATTGTCATCCATAAGGATTTCAATTCTTCTTTGTAGAAACCTTTCACAACTTATGTGCCACCCGTAAGGTGACGCATCATTATGATGGGCAAGGGTTAATGCCAGCAGTATGCTAAGCATGGGATGAACGTACTAGAGTATTATAACTCCTACATTCTATCTAGTCAAGTTTGAATGTAACTTGTGATACAATTTTGTAAAATCTTAAGGATTCAAAAATTTTGGCGAATTTTTTTTGCCCTATATGGGAAATTACTTCTTCTTTTTGGTTTTGGGGGGTTCATTGCCCCACAACTTGGGACTAATCCTACCCTCCGCTTGCTTCATAGTGACGAAACCACTCTTGTACTTATCATAGTAGTGGTCGAATATTTCTGACTGCTTTGCAGCAACAGCAATATCATAACAAGTAGTGCCCTCAGATTTATACTCTACCAAGAAAGCATTATTAGGCAGAGTCTTATCTTCTGCCTTATCAGGATCACAATTTTCAAATAAAATTTTCATAATTTTCAAGAACGATTCCCCCAGTTGATATCNNCTTTAGAAATTTTATACTTTGTCTCTAGTTTTTTATCTTTAATCAGACAAACAATTTGTGCTTCAAGTGGATGAAGACCAGAGAGAATATTGATAAACATTGTCTCCCTACGGAGATTGCTTAGTCCAGGATTGCCACCTTTAACAAAATTATAAAACTTTGTGTATTCTTTACGAAGTGTCGTTTTACCTTGGTCGTTTGCACCGAGAGAGTGTGTTCCTAACTCTTCCATCTTTGAGATAGCATCTTCAATCTTCTCAGTCAAAGTACCATTAAATCCAGTCTCACCATCAATAGCAGCGTAAGGAACATCACCTGTAGGGAGAAGTGATACTACAGTTTCATCAAAATTCCAGATGAAGATTGTTTTTAAGCAAGGATGCTCGAACTTTTTAAGTGCCTCTACNNCTTTTTTAGCAATCGTGCGTTGTTTTGCAACAACCTCAAATATTTCATATACAAACGGATTATTTGGAAGATCGGGAATAGATTGAGATGCCTTTACGACCTTCGCTTTTGTTGTGGGTTTTTTAGCCCTCGTTGTCGTCGATTTCTTCGCTGTCGTCATAATAGTTTTCAAAA